TGGAGGAAGCGAAAGGAGCAACCAACCAATCAACGACGGAGGACCGTTTTCCGTTGACTCTGCGGTTTAATTTGCCACAGTGAGCGCGTGAAACAAATCACGCTCATTGCACCGCTTAAATCCTACTCTTTGATTTCAGATGAAGACTTTGAACTCATTTCAGATTCAAAATGGATATTAGGATCAAATGGATATGCTTACAAATCAGGATACAGAAAGCGTGGCGCACAATGTCTCATGCACCGAATCATAATAGGTGCAAAACAAGGAGAAGAAGTGCATCACATTAATGGGAACAAACTTGATAATAGGCGTCAGAATCTTGAGTTAACAACACCACAACAACACCAGATAAGCCATCATTCTTGGATGCTGGCAGAACGAAACAAGAAAAGGAGAATATATGACACACACGCAAAATGCATCAGATGTGCAGTGCAATTCACAAAAGACCCAAACCATAGGGGAAGGCAAAAATGCTGCGGAAAACGATGTGCAATCATGCTCGCAGTTGAAGCGAGGAAGCGAACCCGCATTTCCGGGAATGGATTACGTCAGTCAGTACGGAAAGAAGAATCCTGAAGGCATGAGCATTCGCGACTACTTCGCGGCGAAGGCAATCAATGAAGTGGGATGGTACAACAACATAAACCAGAGCGCGATTATGGCTTACGAAATAGCCGACGCAATGCTCAAAGCGAGGGAGGCGAAATGAGTAACACAGATTCATTTGTGCTATTCTGGCTTATTCCGCTGGGTTTATTCATAGCTTTCTTCACTGGGGTTCATCTAGGTGAAACTCGTATGCAGAAGGATGCTATTCTAAATAACCATGCCGAGTGGGTGGCCGACACAAGCGGCAAACCGCAGTTCAAATGGAAGGAGTGCAAATGAGCGACACCCCGATATCAGACTCGACTCCTCACAACGTGGCCGATCTGGGAATGCTGTGCAGGAGGATCGAACGCGAACTTAACGCGGCCAATACAATCATCCGGCAGCAGCAATTGTTGGATGAAGCAAACCTGCGGCTGCAAGAGCGCATCAAGCGGCTGGAGGCAGCGGGGGATGCGATGGCAAAAGACTTCGCGCATTTCTGGACAGATCGGAACTCTGTGCGCGATTGGCCAAAAGCCAAGGAGGCCAAGCCGTGAAAACCGTACCAGACAAATGCCCGTTCTGCGAGTCGCCGATCATGGTTCACGGCGGAAACCTGCTGAGGTCGGAGGATGGCGGGTTTGCAACCTACGAGTGCAAAAGCTCAAGAGATGTGCAGTGGTCAGATCCTCAATGGAGTCGATCAGGACAAACTGAGGTTTGCAGGATTCGTGAGATAATGTTGCTGGGAAGGCAACTCAACGTAGCCAACAAGCGCATCAAGCGGCTGGAGGAATGGAAGGAGTCGGCATTGGAGGTTGAACGCGAATGGGACGCCAACGCCATCGCAACACTGCTCGGAGCAAAACTCGGAGAGTCTCAGCGCAAAGTGATTCAGCGCGAAGTGCCTCTACTTTTAGAACGCATCAAGCGGTTGGAGAAGTCCTCGCAGCAATTGAAATCATTAAATAATAAAATATGCGAGATAAATCTCAAAGTGTCTCAAGAGCGGCATGACTCGAATGTCCGCATCAAACAACTGGAGCAGGAGAACGACGCTCTCCGCGCCGATCTGCTGCTGTGGAATAAAGCTGGAATCGGATTTACTACGGAGGACAAGCCGTGAACCTCAACGATTCCCAGCGCAAGCTCATCACCAACAGCATTTCCACTGTTTGGAAGGGCAAGCGCGAATGCCCGATCTGCATCCCCACCACCGTTTGGAGCATTGGAACCCTCGTTGAGGTCCGAGAGTTCAACGAAGGTAATCACTGTCCCGGTGCTGCTATCACTCCTCTGGTAAAAGTCGAGTGCAACAACTGTGGATATACCGTGCTGTTCAACGCCATCAGTCTTGGAATCGTTGACCCATCCACCGGCAAAGTGAAGGAGGTCAAATGAGCGATCATATTCCTGACCTCACGAAAATGATCCGCGATACACCAAGGACGGATGCTGTCGATGCTTACATACGAACAAGAAGAGAGTTTTCAATAACAGACCATCAAGTGTGGCAAGAACATGGTGAGCATTTGGAACGAGAACTCAACGAAGCCAACAAAACAAACAGACTCCAATACGAACTGATAACGACCGCAGAAAAGCGTGGAGTAGATAAAGGTAAAGAGGAACTCAACGCGGCCAATGAGCGCATCAAACAACTAGAGCAGGAGAACGACGCATTGCGAGCGGATCTGCTGCTGTGGGATGAGAAGGAGGTTAAGCCGTGAAACGCTACACACATATCGTGTTGCGACGAATGCCTCCTTTGAACGGATTCAGCATCAAGACTCCAGAAGGTAAGTTCCTGAGCGACATACGCCCACGGGGCATCGTGCGAGAACTCAATCGTCTCAACGACCGCATCAAACAACTCGAAGCCAAAGTGGACGAACTCCATGACCTCGAAAAATGGTTGGAGGGAAGATGAAACTGCGACCGATCAAATGGGTGCTGTCACCTACCGACGACCACATGCTTTCCATGGAATGCACCGACATTGAGATCGTCGATGAAGGCGGCGGTGAGTACGTCGAGGTAAGTCAATCTGCTGATGGCCATGGTAAAGTCAGCATCAACCCAGAGGAATGGCCGATGATGCGTAAAGCCATCGACGACGCCATCAAGCAATGCAGGGATCTGAAACCATGACCATCGAAGAAATGAGAACCATCGACGCAGTGAAAACCTACAAAGAGCTGGAGGAGGCCAAGGAGCGGATCGCGCACCTGGAGGCAGCACTTCGCAGGATCGCCAACCAAGACTATCGCGGAAACCGCTCAACCGAATCTCAGATCGCTGTTGAGGCGTTGAAACCATGATCACCAAACTGCACGAACTGCCGCCCGACCATCACCTGCGGAACACGGCCATCCAGCACATCGACGTGCGGATCAAATGCAGGCACAGCGGGACCACCCGGGACCCGCGGACCTGGCGCATCAAGAACGACACCTACAACAGGCTGTGCGACACCTGGCAGAACAACTTCGACTTCATCATCCAACCAGCACCATGAGCGAGAACACAGTGGCCAAGAAACTCAAGCAGGGCGACGGCGTCTACTGCATCAGCAAGCAGCAGGCCGGCGCGATCTACAAGGCGGCCCGGGACTACAAGGTCGACGACGTCAGCTACTGGCGGCGCAAGCGCGGGAAAGGCTCCAAGTGAGAGACTTCGACGTGGCCAGGACGATGATCGAGTACGGCGGGTCATTCGTTCGCAAGCTGGGTGCCGCGGTGATGGTGGCCGACCCGGAGAACCTAGCGAAGATCAAGACGACGTGGCCCGACTACTGGGCGCAGTACCAGCGCATGGCGCAGCAAATTTCCGAGGTCGAAAAACAGGCCTCGATTCAACACAACAACAACAACAACACAAAGTAAGACGTATGATAATCAGTGCAACAGGCGGTAAGAAGGACTTCGCGCCGTGCCCCGAGTTCTCGGGCCGGGCGGTGTGCGTGGACGTGACTCCGTTGAAGGAGTACGAGACCGAGTACGGCGTGAAGCAGAAGTTCAAGTTCGCGTTCGAGATCGAACTGCAGGACGACAGCCGGGACCCGGTGCAGCCCTGGGTGGTGTTCACCAAGCCCATGGTGCCCAGCCTGCATGAGAAGGCGGCGCTGACCAAGTTCCTCAAGGACTGGTTCGGCCGGAAGTTGACCGACCAGGAGAACAAGAGTCTGGATCTGGAGAGCCTCATCGGGCGGCCGGCCAGCCTGGTCATTGGGCATGAGCAGAGCGCGGACGGGAGCAAGACCTACGCGAACATCAAGTTGATCATGGCGCACAAGGCAGGCGAGCCGCTGCCAGCGAGCGGGCTGTGGGTGCGGCTGCAGGACCGGCCTGCTAAGGATGGAGCCGAGGGCAAGGCAGTGCCGGCAACGGGCGACTCGAGCTTCCGGAAGACCTCGGGCGGTGGACAGCCTCCGGCGGACGATGCGTCCAAAGTCAAGGTCCACGTCGGCAAACACAAGGGCATCGAGCTCCGGGAGCTGACCGAGGAGAGCATCACGAGCCTGATCGAGCACTGGCTGCCCAAGGCCCGGGCCGAGGTCAAGCAGAGCGCGGACGACAAGCGCCTGATCAATGGGCTGACGTGGTATCAGGCCAAGTTCAAGGCCGACGAGGATGCCCAGGTTAAAGTGGAGCAGGACGACCTCCCCTACTGAGCCATGAACCCGACCAAGAAGAAGTACACCAAGGTGGCCCACCTCATCCCCGAGGTCATGCAGATGAGGGCCGAGGGTAAGAGTATCACACAGATCGGCGAGATCATGGGCCTGACCAAGCAGCGCATCAGCCAGATCTCGCAGGCGGCCAAGATCAAGGCCGAGATCCAGGCGCAGTGGGGCTGGCCCTTCACCACGCGCACCTTCAATGTCCTGGACCGCATGGCGGTGAAGGATAAGAGCGAGGCCCTGAGCCTGTATACGTCCGGGCACCTGCATCCCAATGCCGTCACAGGCTTCGGGTGGAAGTCCTACTCCGAGATCTGCGAATGGCTGGCCGTGCCGGTGCTCCTGAAGCGGCCCAAAGAACCCAAGCTGTGCCCGCACTGCGGGAAGCAGATCTGACAACTTTCCCGGCAGCCCGTTGCTGCTGGGGACTCATGGACAAGCGGGGGGTGCACATCCGCTGACAAACGCACAACTACCAATCCAAACCGTTTTAGTATTATGCCAGCAAACCCACGTATTTACTTCGACATTGAGACAGGACCGCTCCCCATTGCGGAGCTGGTCATCCCACCGTTTGACCCTGCTGCGGTCAAGCTGGGCAACATCAAGAACCCGGACATTATCGCGGAGAAGATCCAGCGGGCCGAGGAGAACCACGTCAGCGACTACATCAAGAACGCAGCACTGGATGCCCTGAGCGGCCAGGTGCTGGCCATCGGATACCGTGTCGAGCATGAGCAGCCCGCGGTGCTCTGCGCCGATACGGATGGCGAGAAGGCCATGCTGCTGCAGTTCTGGTCGATGCTCGATAGCTTCGAGCGCAAGCCGCAGTTGATCGGATTTAATACCAAGCCGTTCGACCTGCCGTTCCTGTTCAAGCGGTCCTGGAAGCACCGGCTCACCGTGCCCTACTGGATGCGCAACGGTAGGTATTGGACCGACCTGATCGTAGATCTGCGCGAGGTGTGGCAGCTAGGCGACAGCCGGGCGCACGGAAGCCTGGCCGCGATCTCGAGGCACCTCGGGCTGGGTGACAAGGCCGGCAACGGGGCGCACTTCCACGAGCTCTTCAAGACCGACCGCGAGGCTGCCATTGCCTACTGCCTGCGCGACGTGGAACTCACCCAGAAGGTTTCCGACATCCTTATCCCGACCTACTGATCCGATGATTACGAGCCCGTCTGTCCATGTGATCGAGGACGACTTTGATCCGACGCCCGAGGACCGCTTCATGGTCTGGGCAAAATCCTTCGGGAACGTCTTCCTCACAGGGCAGGCGGGCACCGGCAAGTCCACGCTGCTGCGGGAGTTCCTGAGCAGGGTGGAAGGAGTCCGGGACGTGGCTATCACGGCCCCGACAGGCATTGCCGCGCTGAACGTGGGCGGGACCACCGTGCACAGATGGTGCGGGATGCAGTTGGGGCCGCAGGATGGCGAGGACTTCCTGCAGGCTGCCGAGCGGCTGGAGGAGCAGCCTTCGATTCATGGAGCCCGCAAGCGGGTGCAGAGCACCGAGGTGCTGGTGGTCGACGAGATCAGTATGATGGCAGGAAGGCATTTGGACTTCCTGAACTACTGGGTGAAGCGGATCAGAGAAGACAGCAGGCCCTTCGGCGGGTTACAGGTTATCTTCCTGGGCGATTTCCTGCAGTTGCCGCCGGTCAGGACCGACCAGAGCAAGGCCTACGACTGGGCGTTCCTGAGTCAGGCTTGGGAGGAGGCCGACTTCAAGACGATCAAACTTGAGAAGGTGCGGAGGCAGAATGATCTGCCGTTTATCGAGATGCTGAGCGGGTTCCGGGTGGGTAGGATGAAGCCGCGGGACAACCAACTGCTGCGGAGTGCGCTCAGGATGAACCCGCCGGAGCACATCACCCGGCTGATGACGCACAACGTGCAGGTGGACAAGTGGAATAATTATCGACTGAGTTCAATCGATGGCCCGATTGCTGTGTTTGACTCCGAGGTCAGGGGCGTGGATCAGGCGGTGGAGTTCGCCACCAAGAACATGAGCACGCCGCGGGTGCTGCAGTTGAAGCCCGGGGCTGCCGTGATGTTTACCGCGAACGATGCGGAGCAGGGCTTCTACAATGGGCAGGTGGGCCGGGTGGTGGAGTTTCGGGGTGGGGATATCGTGGTCGAGAGCCGCGGTGAGAAGATTTCACTGGGTCGGCGCAAATGGTTCTTTGAGAGTCTGGGGGTGACCGTCCAACAATACCCGCTCCGATTGGCCTACGCGATGACCATACACCGGGCGCAGGGACTGACCCTGGATGCCGCGAGGATTGATATACGGGCGGCCCGGGAGCCCGGGCAGGCCTACGTGGCACTGAGCCGGGTGCGGACGCTGGGCGGGATCTACCTGACCGAGTGGCCGAAGGGCTGGTTCATCAGCGAGGAGGCGTTGCGGTTTGAAAGGCGTGAAGAGGTATGATGACGACGCAAGAGATTGAGGGATGGCTGGGGACGCCGCTGTTCCTGGTGCCGCAGAGCCCGGGGACCAAGATTCCGATGGTCAAGTACACCCAGGAGACCATGGAGAGCACCAAGCGGGACGTGTACCGGGTCATGCTCGAGCATGGGAACGTGGCTGTGAGGCTGGGGGAATGGAGCGGCGGGCTGTGCGCGATAGACTTCGACGATGAGGGCAGCCTGGAGGCGTTTCTGAGGGTCAACCCGGTGCTGCAGGGGTCGGCAAGGTGGAAGGGGAAAAGGGGCGCGCAGATTGGCGTGAGGATCACGGGCAAGTACCCGGGGCCGTGCGCGGAACGCAGCACGACCGAGATGGTCCAGGTGGGTGATCGGTTGCTGGGTAAGCCATTGTATGAGTGGCGGAGTACGGGGAACCTGAGCACGGTGAAGGGCGTGCACCCGAGCGGATGCGAGTACAGCGTGCTGGTGGACAGGCCGCCGGTGGCGCTGGAGTTCAGCCAGATCCGGTGGCCCGAGGGCTGGCCGGCTCCGGGCAGTCGGGATGAGATCGCGCAGTTGATCCGGCAGCATGGCGTGCCCTGGACGTTCGGCCGGAGCGGCACGGGCAATCTGCAGGCTCCCTTCTTCGCGGCCTACATGGCGCACAAGGAAAGGTTCCTCTTCGATGCGGTGACCGGGATGCACTACTGGTACAAGGAGGACCGGGGGATCTGGATGAGCATGAGCCGCGAGGAGATGGCGCAGAAGGCCCTGGAGACCGCCAGGCGCGTTCTGTTGGACCAGGTGGCCTCGACGGAGGACCCGCGGCTGCCGGCGCTGCTGACGAGGCTCACAGCGAGCTTTGCGGACCAGGTGGTGGATCTCATCGGGAGGCTGCAGGTGGAGCGCAATCCGTTCTCCAGGCCGGACAGCGTGGTGCACTGCTCCAATGTCATGGTGGATCTACGGGCTGCGCCCTACGAAATGCATGGCTTCGGGCCGGAGTGGATGTCGAGGAATCAGACGCCGGTGCGGTATGTCCAGGGGGCAAGCAGCGAGATGTGGCAGGCCTTCCTGAATCATGCGCTGCCCGAGGAGGATGACCAGATGCTGCTGCAGAGATGGGGCGGCCTGGCGCTGCTCCAGAGGAACAGGCCGCAGGTGATTCTGCTGCTGACGGGGACCGGCGGCGGCGGGAAGAGCACGGTGGCCGGGCTGGTGCGGAGGTTGGTGGGCGATGAGAACTGCAGCGAGCTCAGGACCGCGCACCTGGGCAGCAGGTTCGAGTTGGGCAACTTCCACGACAGGACACTGCTGATCGGCAGCGACGTGCCGCCGGACTTCTTGAGCTGCGAGGAGAGCCAGCAGCTCAAGGCGCTGACGGGCGGCGATAGGCTGAGCGTGGAGTTCAAGGGGAAGTCAGGGGCCAAGGCCGTGGTCGGCGACTGGAACGTCATCGTGACGGCCAATAGCAGGCTGAAGGTCAACGTGCAGGGAGATTTGGGAGCGTGGTCGAGACGGTTGCTGCTGCTGGACTTCAGCCAGCCCAAGCCGGAGAAGGTGATCCCCAACTATCACGACGTGATGATTGAGCGGGAAGGCAGCGGGATATTGAACTGGTTCCTAGAGGGCGCGGAGGATCTGTGCCGGGTCATGCAGGCTGGCAGGCCGTTCCCGGTGACCGAGAGGCAGCGCGGGATGATTGATAATCTGTTGAGCGAAAGCGATAGTGTTAGATACTTTGTTGTTAACCATGTCCGGGGTAGCAGTATGTCGTCGGATTGTATCACAACCGAGGAACTGTATAGTGCTTACATGACGATGTGTAACAATAAGGAATGGGGGCCTGAACCGGAGAAGCGTTTCCAGAAACGTGCCGCTGAACTGATGCTGGAGATCCACCAGGCCATCCCGTCGAACCACATTCACCGTAGCGACGGTCAGCAACAACAGTCCCGAGGCTACATGAAAGTGACCTTGACCGCATGAAAAGCACTGGATCTGTCAAGTGTTGTCAAGCGGTTGGGACGGGGGACGGCACTTCTCAACTCGGTGCTAGAAGTGTAAAAGGGGGTATAGGCTGCTCCAGGGTAGGAATGGAGTTGGGAAATGCCGTCCCTCCCGTCCCAAACACTAGACACCGCTTGACAGTGGTAGGCCTACGTAAAATTGGCTCGAAATTGGTCGGGCAATGCCCAGCCTGTGCCGAGGTAGGTGGGGACAAGCAGCGCAATCACCTCGTTGTCCAGGCAGACGGGAGGTTTGGTTGCGTTATCCACCCCGGTCCCAGTGGCAAGGCACATAGACAACGCATATTTCAGCTTATAGGAGACAAAAGCGGCAAGGGTAGGCAGCACTTGCCCGCAACACCATTAGACATATCACTGTTATGATAGTAACAAACACAACGAAACTATTGATGGAGGCACCGCACCTTGTGAAGATAGGCGTGCAGCGTGGCTGGCTGTCGTACCCCAAGGACATGGCGTTCAAGGAGGACGGCACGCCAGCCCCAGTCATGCAGGATGAGCCGGAAGTCACCGAGCAGCGCCACACGCCGGACATGGCACGCAAGGCCTACGACCTGCGTGACCGCGGCCTGTCACTGAACGATGTCGCCACGGCCTGCCAGGTGCCCCGAGGCAGCGTGGTCTATCTCATCACCAAGGGCCACGAACTCTACCTCGCAAGCCAACGGAAGGACATTGAACCATGACCACAACAAAGGCAGAATCCCCGCAGATGGAAGATCCATTCATTTACGCACCGCAGCCGACCAGCAAGGTCCAAGCAGTAACCCAGGCAGGCACCAGGCCGTCCATCCATGTCTCGCTGTACGCCTACGGCGGCATCAGCGCAGCCTGCATGATGTCCTGGGTAGACCTGACGGCCACGTTCGCCCGCTCAGACAGGCAGACCGATCTGCGCACCATCCGGGAGGATGCCCTGATATCCCGCAGCCGTTGCCGTGCGACCAAGTGGTTCCTCGACAGCGGCAAGGACGTCTGGATTCAACTGGACCACGACATTGAGTTCACAGCGGCCGACGTCATCCGCATGGCCGAGCTGGCCCATGAACACCAGGCAACCGTCTGCATCCCCTACTCATGCCGCTCACTGCCCGCCAGGCCGGCCCTGCGTCCCAAGGCGGAGCACCTGCAGGCCCTCAAGCATCAGGTGAATGACGCTGAGTGCGCAGCGGAGCTGGTGCCCATCACCATGTTCGCATCGGGATGCCTCGCAATCCCCCGTAAATGCCTTCTGGCGACACTTGATGCGCTGGAAGGGTCAGGAGTGCAGAGCCCATACAGGATCGACTGGTGCGAGGATGTGCGCGTCGAACGCTTCCCAACCCTGTGGATGCCACTGGCCATGGAATCCATGCCCGGCAAACTCGAGTATCTCAGTGAGGATTACGCTGCCGCAGTCAGGATGACCCTGGCCGGAGTGAAGCACCTCTCGATGAAGCCCCGGAAGCAACTCAACCACTGGGGAGAGTTCCCCTTTAGCTTTGCGCCTTATGCCGGGTGAGCCCGATAAGAGAAAGCGGGAAGGCAGAGTGTCACAGAGGACCATCGCAGAGGCCTCTGGTGTCAACGAGGTGTACGTCAATCGTATCCTTAAAGGCATAAGGAGCTATCCAGAAGAGACTATCGAGAAGGTGCTTAAGACAGCAGAGAAGCTAGGATACAAGAAAACAGAGAACCCAAACCAGCACTTCAATTCGACACTGACACAAGAGAAGGCAGATGCCATCGTTGAAGGCGTGATACACAACAAGTCATTGCAGACTATAAGTCAGGAGGCTGGTTTAACAGAGGGAGCCACGTTCAAATACATAAGAGGCGTCAAGGTTCCGATAGATTATCCTGAGACTGAGGAAGAGTGGCGTAAAGATGTCACGGGGTTCATGGAGGTAGCTATTTGGAAAGGCACTAAGCGACTTGCAGAAACATCTATCAACTACATCGACGATAGAACACTACCCATCGCCATAGGCGTGACTTTGGATAAATTGTCCACACTGAAAGGCCAGCCCACCAGTATTCACCTAGCCATGACAGCCTCTGTGAGCCACCGCGACCTGATGAAGGATCTAAAAGAGCGCAATGTGACCCCCGTGAACGACGAGCAGACGCCAGACCTGGTTTAGGTAGTGGCCCGAAATGTCCTACCCCTACCGCGGAAGCGTCATCGAAAACCACGACTTCAGGCCTGTTTCAGCGTTTTCTTGCACAATAGCAGTTATATTCACTTCGCAACGCAAACACGCAGCAAACCCCTGCAAACATTGATCGAAATACACTTTTGCCCCACTCGGCAGACCCAATGTCCTACCCTGTTACACAAGGCAGACACCAGGCCGCCCGGGTCCCCGGGGGAGGGGGTCGGGCAATCCGCGGCGACGGTAAAAGTCGACGGGTTCTCTAAAACGAAAAATATTGATAAATGAGCCAACCACTCTGCCTCACCTGCTCCAAGCCCTTCGAGATCATCAAACAGCGCGAAGGCCCCAAGCAGAAACGCTTCTGCACCGAGGCCTGCAACACCGCTTGGTGGAACGAGCAACCGCAGCACCCCGTCATCCCCAAAGTCGACGCCTCGCACCCCCGCGCCCTCGAGCTCAAGCAGAAGCGCACCCAGCTCGTGCTGCTCGAGAAGGCCGACCCCTACACCTACGGCTACATCCCGGACCACTGGGAGATCGCCAACACCGAGTATTTGCTCACCCAGGAACTGCTGATCTCCGGCGGCAACCGCGCCGGTAAAACCCTCTGGGCCGCCCGCCGCGTGGTTCAAACGCTCCTTGAGAAAGAGAACGCATCGGTTCTCTGCTGTCACACCTCCCACGCCACCTCGGTCACCGTGCAACAGCCCGCGATCTACAACTACCTGCCCGTCGCACTCCGGGCCACCAAGAAGGGCCGCATCCACTACCTGAACTACTCCCGCAAAAATGGCTTCACCGACGGCTCATTC